ATTGGCTACATTAGAAGCACCTATATAGTCTTGACTCGTCTTTATAAGGTACTCATGAGAGTTTGTAACTCCAAATTTAGGTATATCAAAGAATAATTGATTGTAATAATCAAAAAATTGATCTACCGAAGGTAAAACCGATCCAGTACTAACTGAGGTAGGTTGTACTAATTGAGTAAAAGACGTATTGATAGTTTTATCGTATTGCCTTTTCTCAAATACTTGTTTATTTAAGTTTACAACTTGAGAGGCCATTAGTTAACTACTTTAAATGTGTAATTATTGTCTAATACTAAGGTTGTTCCATCAATTGTAGTTTGGATCAATATTTTGTAATATCTTTGTGGTTCTAAACCATTCATGTATACATCGAAATAACTACTTGAAACATCCGCACTAATTTTAGTGTAAGTACTATCAAATTCTACTACATATAAGTTAGTATCTAAATCTTGAATAGCGTAGTAAGATGCTGTTGGTAGATAGTAGTTTGTTGTGTATATAGAAGATGTTTGGAAGATAATAGGAGGGAATTGTGGTCTTACATTCAATCTAAATCTTTGAACACTTTCGCTGTAGAATGTGCCTGGGTTGTTTGCTAAAGAAGCATATACTAAAGGTGTATTAATTGTTTCTTGAGTTGAAGACCCTGTGCTGTAAATAAAATCATCCCATCTAAATTCTAACTGAGGTGGGTAGATTGTGTTAGTGTCAATTGAAAAGAATTTTAATTCAATTTGTTGGTCACTGTTATATATAAATTCTTCATTATCGGCTTGTTTAACAATAAACCCATAGTTTGGTAAACTGCCACTATACCAGTTATGTACTATATCAGTTACTCCTAAATTTAGGTCAAATTCGTTATATAACGCATAAGTTTGCGAAGCTGATATAGTGGGGTGAAGTGTATTAGTTGAACCAGTATACCAAACACCTCCACCTGGGTATACTGAGCTTGTATAAGAGGCTGTTGCGTTAGCTGGGATGCCTGACATCCATTGGCTGCTGCTTTCATATGAGTTCCAAATCCAACTTGCTCCATCTGTTGTAAGAGGACTATCTAAGTATTTACCGGTTCCGTTATCCCATGTTTTAGCTAAGGGCCATGTTTCAATAGTTGTATCAGTATTTAAACCAGTTACAGTTGAAATAAAACAACGTAAATGAGCATCCCAAGTTTTGTCTCCAATTTTTTGATCTATAATATTAGCTATATCATTAGAAGAAAATTGCATCAAAAATCTTGATGTTTGTGGGTTTGGGTTATCAAATCCAAAAGCCGTAGTAGTAGCTTCTACAATTTCATCTAATCCCGTATTCATTGTAGGGAATAGGGAGTATAAAGTAGTATCTTGGGTTGGGAATATTTTATATACAGCCATAGTTATTTAAATTATAGAGGAACTACTCTACCACGAATATCACTTTGAGGGTATTTAACTTCAAAAATCATAGGATCTAAAGATGGATAAACTACCCCATTTATAGTAGAACCAGGAACATCGTAAGCATATTGTGAATATCCTAAACTTGTACCTACTTTATTTGATACAGTTATATTTTTAACTGTTTGAACACCTTCTACTTTATCTAATAAAATATAAAGATCTCTCATAATGATTGGTTCATTAATTTGCCATTCACTAATAGCAAAATAACCTTGTAATTCAGAAATACAATTTGTAAGTACTTCACTATTTACATAGTCGGGGAGAACAATAATATCAAAATTAACTCCAATATTAATGATAAAGGCGTCTTTGATGTTAATAGTATCGCCTATAATTTTATATTGAGATAAATAAGTAGATAAGTTTTGCTTTAAAGCAGCCGACCCAGTTACTAATCTGTTTTGGTTATCAGAAGATAAAATATACATATCTAATGTAGAAGGGATATCACCAATTCCTACATTTTGTAATTTAGTAGGTTCTACATATACTTTAGAAACAACACCGTATTTAGGGGGCATTGCAAGTGATCTTACTAAATAATCGTCTTGTGTTACGTTACGTAACTGAGAAGCAAAGTTAGCAGATGAGTTTTGTTTAATTTCTTCTAATGTATCTCCATCTTGACCACCCGTAGCAGCTCTTGGATTATTTATAGCAAATGAATCATAATAAGTTTGACCACCTGCTAAATTATAATTATTGAAATTTAAAATCCCAGCAAATGAAGTTAAAGTATTAGCTGGAACGTTTGATACAATTCCTCCTCCTGTTAAGTATCTTACTGTTAAAGTAGTTTGATAAGGAGCAATACCATAAGTATTATTAAAGATAAAGTTAGTAGGAGAATAAGCTGCTGTTAATTTATCTTTTTCAAATGGTAAACCTAAACCAACATTATTAGGATTAGGAATAATTTCTTCAGTTGTGTCTGAAGTAGTTCCTGATCCGAATTGTAATTGTAAAGTTGTTTCATTTAAAACACGAGTTACAAATCTTCTTTGAACTTGTTCTAATTGAAGAAGATATGGAGTATTAGAACCATCAGTATAGTATGTAGGGTTATTTACATTAGTATTTTTAATGGATTTATAAACCATTTCTTGACCTAAGTAATCTACTTCATACCATTCATTACCATCACTATCTACAATATCTAAAATACCAATAATATCATTATCAGTAATATTTACAGTGGCAAATTCTTGGGGAGTTGAAAAAGTAAATGTAGTAGTTTGAACTGTAGCTGATATAGATCTACGTGTTTTCTTTAAAAGATACTCTGATGGGTTTCCTGCTGTAGTAGAATAAACAGTAATTTCTGTTGGGTCACCTGATGATGAAACACTAAAATCAACTGGGTCTTCTACTAAGAAACTAATGTTAGATACCCCATTTGAAGTGATACTTGAATTAGCAGATGCTAATAATGTGTAACTAAAATCAGGAGCATAACCACTACCAGCTCCTAAAGCTGGGATTCTCTGGTAAAAGTCAATATCAGCTGTAGCTACACCTGTTACCTTTGGTTTGTAACCAAACATATAAGCTAAATCAAATACGTTGTTTGATTGGCGAGCATATTGTAAGAATGTTTCTTGATACTGGTTATCAAGATAAAATGACATTACATCACCTACATAAGACGCCATTTCAATTAACATCATACCAGGTGATGATGGACTAAAGTCATTATAAGTAGTAGGGAAGTAAGTTCGGGCATAGTTAACTAAACTATTCCTAAACTCAGTAAAGTCTTTGTTTAAATATACTAAATTCTTTTTAGCTGCCATTTTTATATATTAGCATTTAAAGTTTCTATTTGGTTATTGAAGCTATATACTATTTGAATATTTACATAGTTCATACCAGGATCTGGGTCTGAGGTAACACTAATAACATTTATTTGTGGGAATTGATTGGTTAACAAAGAAGATATTAAATCAGTTAAACCTGTTGTTTCACCTAATTCCATAGCTTCGAATACTTGTCTTCTTAGATCAGCTCCAAAGTTAGGGTCTAAACAACGTTCCCCTTTATTAGTCATCATGTAATTGATGATATTATTCCTAAGCGCTTGTTGAGTTGTATAGTTAGAAGTAAAAGGCTGAGAATTATAAAAAGGTAAGGTAAATCCTATAGCATTTCTCTTGCTTCTATCTATTGGGTTAAGCGATGGAATAATTTGTGTAGGCATTATTTTTTATTCATTAATCCCATAATCATGTCTAAACCAACATTCCCTTCAGGTAATCTTGATCCGTCACCCATAGTGTCCATTCCTGGGGCTACTTGGAGAGTGTTAGCTGCGATGTTTTGGGTTGTGAAGTTAAGAGTATCTTGTCCTCGTCTCATATCACCCATAATACTTTCCATCATAGCTTTCTTTTCAGCTGCTGATTTTTGTGGGATTTGAGTGGTAGGAGAGTCAACAGTTGCAGGATGCATCTTATAAGCTTCCTGGATTGGTGCTTTAGGAGCACGAACAGCTTCCAAAAGGATATCTTTCAATTCCTCTTGGATAGCTTCTCTTACTGCTTCTTTGATAAATGATTTTAATTCACTTGGTTTCATCTGTTATAAATATAAAAATTAGTAAGCTTTTAAATTATCTCTGTCAATTATTAGCTTAAGTTCGTCGATTAATGTTTGATTATTGGTAGTAAATGATAAAGCTGTTTCTAATAAAGGGATCCCTTGTTTATTTACTGCAATAGCTTTTCTACGATTAACTGTTGGAGTATAAGGGACTTCTTCAATTTGGAAAACAAATCCTTTATAAGAATCATCATCGTTTTTATCTGCTTCTAATTCTGAATTAATTATGGCTTGTAATTCTGCTGATACTTGGTTTAATTGTTGATTAGTATTTAAGCAGGGAGCAATTAAAGCATCTAAAGAATTAAGTAAAGCTGATATGGTTTTTATAGTTACTGAAAATAGTGCTATAGGAATAATTAGGCTATCTACACTGTCTTTATATTTTTGCAATTTAGAATTACCTAAGTTATCATAAGTAATTTTATTTTTTATGTCTTCTAAATCACTTAAAGCAGAAGTTACAGCTCCAGGAGATATAAATAAAAATTTAACAGCTAAAGAAGCACCGGTTTTAGTAGCTTTTAAAGCAGTTACTCCAAAAATAAGAATTTCTAAGAAATTAGATACTCCAATAAATGCTTTGTTTACAGTGTCTACAAGCCTACCAGCTGAATTAAGCTTATTTACTATATTATTTCGTTTAGTAATTATAGCATCTAATATAACAGGGTCGGGACAAACCCCCTCAGTTAACCCTGCTTTAAGAGTATTTAATGGTCCTATTATTTGTGATTCTAACTCAGTAGCTTTTTGAATAAGTAATTGACCTAATTTAGGTAGACCTTTAATTTGCCTATCTTTAGGAATAGCATTAGTAATAGTATTAATATCAATCCCAGCCATTAGAGTGTTTTACTTATTTGTGATTTAGTAGTGGTTTGTAAACTTGTAATAATTCCACTTAATTTAGGAGCTAATTGTAAAGCAGCAGCTGATACAGCTGGTCCAGCCATTGGAGTAACAGTTTGTAATGCTATAGTCAAAGCTTGTAGTTGGGTAACTAAGTCAACTAAAACATTTATTGTAGTGTCTCCTTTTAAAATAGGTTCAGTTGCGTTTTTACCTCCTAATTTAATTAAGGGGGAATTAATTACAAAATTTGCAGGAGTATCAAAATTAAATCCTTTTATAGCATTAAATCCAATAGTTAAGTTAGAACTTAATAGAATATGATCAGTTGTTGAATTAAATACTAATCGTCCTGAGTTAAGGATAACTTGTTTTCCCGAGTATTGGTTGGGGTTGGTGGGGGTGAATGATGAGTAGCTATCATAGTTTGAACTTGCTACATTAATGGGTAAATTTTGAGTAGAGGTAAGATAAATAGATGAATCATCTCTATTAACATCTTCTGTAATTCTATTCCAATTAGCTGAGGTATTTACTTGACCCTGTCCGTTTCGTATAATGGTAATTGGGTCTCCGTTAGATCCCGTTGAAGACCAATTATTAGTTGATCCACTTACCGTTGAACCATACCTTATGCTATTACCAAATCTACCTTCATATATAACGTCACCTTCAAATGCTTTTAAAGGGTGAATGTTAGAAATATTAGGGAATGTTTTACCTAATTGAATGCTCTGAGTGTTTTGGGTAACGATTACATTGCTACCTAAACCTACTTCTTGGTATGTTTTTTGTTCAGATGGTGAACTGGTAGTATTAGGATTTAAAATTGATGGTAAAGCGTTTAAGTAATTGTTGTTAAAGACATTTACTGGAGGGAAGTAGTATAGTGTATTAGCTCCAAATTGTTCCTGTGTTAGGATAGCAGGTAAAGAAAGCATGTAAACTATCTCATTGATTAAAGGATAGTTTTTTATATTAGGAAATAAAGGAATTGCTACTGGTAAAGAATTACCTAAGTTGGTTGGGACATCTTCAATTAATTGATATTTAATAAGCCCAATACCAGCTTCCCCATAGTTAGAATAATCAGTGTGGGTATCGTCTAATATGATATCTACTACTCTACCTACAACAATAAGATTATTTAACTCTAAACCTAACGAAGTTTGATAACTTGTGTTAGGATTGTTGAGCACTATATTATTGCCGGGAGCACCATATTTGTAACCCATTATTCTTCGGATTTAAACTTGCTTATCTCGTCTAATAATTGTTGTTTTTCCTCATCAGAGATACCAAGTGAACTTTCACCACCTTCACTGTTCATAGCACGTTGTGCTAATGCCGCCATTTTAATAAGTAAATCGTCGTTTTTGACTCCAATTTCCATGTATTCTTTAATTAATGGAACAATAAGAGTAGCATCACCTATTTCTTCAATCATAGGTTGGAGTTCCTTGATAAGGGCAGTTACCTGCTTATCTTTTTTCTGTTGGTTATTGTAAATCTCTTCTAATAAATCCGAGAATTTTTTCTTACCAAATACTATTTTATCAAACTGGCTCATGGTTATAAATATATTTATTTAAACTCTACATAACCATATTCTAAATAATATATATAATTACGTTTAAATATATCGTATAGTTGATTTGCTATTTTAGTAATTTTAGGAGTTTTAGCATCTACTTGTTCACGGATGTAAATGTATAATGCTTTTTTGTTGAATACGTCTATATCTTCACGTTTACGGAATAATTCAAGGATAGCATCTGCTATTTGGGCATCTTCGTCTTTAGCAAATAATTCAAAGATATTTTCAGTGCAATATTCAGTGTATAAGTCTATAAATATTGAAAGTTTATCTTGGTGTGGGTCACTTGCTGTTGTTTCGTCTATGTTGTATGAATGACGTTCATCTTCATCTAATCCTTCAACTGGGGCTTTATCAATACGTCTTTTGTAGTTACGTGTGTTTGAGATAATTAGATATCGTTTTGCGATTGTTCCAAAGTAAGAATAAGCCTTAGCACCTTTAGTTTGATCATATAAGTGCATTTTGGTAAGTAAGAATGTAATCACTTCATGTTGTAGGTCTTCAATGTTTTCTACTTCAGTGTAATAAAATTTGAAGGTATGAATGATATTCTCAGTTAATTTGAAAAAGGGGTAGTGAATGTGGTTATGATAAATCTTTTCCTTTTCTATGGGATTGCTGGTTTGGTTGTACCTTACTATAGCATTCTCAGTATCTTGGGTAAAGTATTGTACCCCCTTAGCCTTTTTAGGCTTAGTTTCTTGTATTTGGGTCATTATTTTAATTTAAATGCTGCTAAAAAGTTATTTAACAACTTAAGTCTTTCAAAGAAAAAACCTACTTCATCGTCGGCTTCAAATGAACCACGTGAGTCGATTTCTTTAACTCTTTTGTCTATAAATTTAATTGTCGAATCTATTTCCTTCATGTAACTTTCGTAATAAAGGATAGTATCTTCTTGTTTTTCGTTTTTTCTTAAAAGGTTAAAGGTCGTGTATCCTAAGACCACGACCATCAACGCTAATATTATGATAATATAGATCATAGATTATCTAATAGGTTTTTTAGGCCTTCACTTCTTACTGAACTAAGTGCCTTTTGTTTTGCAGCTGCTGGAGTTGGCTTCTTGGTTTCCATTTTGAAGTTTTTCTTAGATGAGTCTTTAACTTCACCATTGAATTTAGGGAACCATTCACGTTCAAACTCAATACGAGCCGCCATCAAATCTGCTTGATGAAGAATATAGGGTAGTGAGGTACGTGGCTTTTGCTCAGGCATGTAGGTAGCAAGATATTTCTTGTTTGCTTCATCATATAAACCATCGTGTGTTTGGATAGCAATCATCTCATTGAATGTATATTGGATACCATGAGATTGAAGAAGATAAAGACCACGATCAGGAACTGAAGCAAATGGAACTTTAGTGTTGAACATATAGTCTTCACCAAGTTTATCTTTACGCCATTGGTCTGTTTGGGGGATGTATGAGTCTTGTTCTTCATCTCCCATTTTACCTAAGTCATGATTGATAGCAGAAAATACTAATTCTTCTTCGGTAAAGGTAGTCATATCGCACCCTTCACTTTCCCAAAGTTTACTTTGCTTAAGGGCACAACCTACAACACGATTAACGTGCTCTACATACCCACCAGGAAAGGCATTGTGATATTCTTTTTTATGAGCAGCTGGCATGAGCATAACACGCTCTTCATATTTCTCATAAAACTCAATTAACTTTTCTTTTCGTGGGGATGAGATATAGGCATTAATATTACCCATAAAAATTTCCCAATTATTTTGGATTTGTTCTGCTGTTAAGTTCATAACTTTTATTTAAATTAGTTTTGACGTTGAATCATAGTTTTGAGATCACCAATGATATCTTCACATTCATTAATGTAGTGCTTATAAGTTTCAACTGAAGCACCAGGTCGTGTAAGCATTACATCCATAGTTTTTAATTTGCCTTCAAGCTTTTCAAGCTTATTCATGGCGATTTCTGGGTTTCGCATAATCGAATTTTTAGTTATATAATAATATAATGATAGAGTGATATAAAATCACGCTTTATCCAATATTTTTTTTAAAACATCTTGGATTTGTTTGATATGAGCGCATTTCTCATATTCTTCTATGTTTTCAAAATAGCGTATTGCCATCTCAGTTGTGTAAATTAGATCTTCGTCTGCAAAGGTAAATAATGCATCTATGTCTACTCTACGTTTTAGGTTTAATTTTGAAATGTAGAACCATGCTCTGGAGTAGGTTACCATGTCGGCCATTTCGTCTCCTTGCCCTATTTCTTCAAGAATTTGGGGTGGGATGTTATTTTTGAGTTGGTGGTAGAATATTTGATTATTTAGGATAATTTTTTTAAACATGCCTATCCAGAACATGGGGGTTTCCTGGATTAAGATGATATCATCAGCAGCTTTGGCTTTTTTCTCAAGGGGAGTATCAAAGTCTGCTGAACCAAATAAATCAAATATTTTGTTTATGTCCATCTGCATATACATATATGCTATAGAAAGGGGAATATAAATTTGAGCCTCCGGTCGGACTCGAACCAACGACCTACTGATTACAAATCAGTGGCTCTACCAACTGAGCTACGGAGGCTTTTAGACCCAATCACCTCACTGTCTACAGGTGCATGAGGTTGCAGAGCTAATTGCATAACAACCTAATTGAGTCATGGGGAGTTTATCAATGAGATGCTGTCCGGTAAGCATACTCCCCACTCACTATCTTTTCCCGAAAGTCAACCACCGTAGTGGATTTTTTGCTCCCCTGGAGCACAATGAGTTTGAGGGGGGAAGTGTCCTGGGCTCCCACCAGCGTAGCTTTAGACTCCACTTATGGATTGCGAGTGCTGCAACCCCCCTCGGTAGGCCAGACTCAGTGCGGAAGATGAGAGATTCGAACTCCCGGACCTGTTACAGTCAATAGTTTTCAAGACTACCGCAATCGACCACTCTGCCAATCTTCCGTCATTAAATATAATAAAGGGAAATTGGTAAACCAAGCTTAAGTTGGCGAGGTGGGATTTGAACCCACATGTAACCAATTACTCTTTCTACAAGGTATAAGCTTGAGGAGATACACGCCAGTATTTTGTTGGAAGGGACAGATTCGAACTGCCGTACCCGTAAGGGAG